GATGCCGGGCATCCTTCACATGGATGCAGAATGAGGAAAATCGATGCCCGGCAGAAAACCGCTTCCCGACAACGTGAAACGCCTGCGCGGCACAGATCAACCATCGCGCATGAATCCTGACGCGCCACAGGCGGGAACTGATGAACTTCAGTTCATCCCTGACGAATTATCCGAGCCAGCAAAAAAGCATTGGGCGACGATCCGGCCACAACTGGTCGAATCGGGCGTGGCGACGAACCTCGACCGTGGGTCGCTCATACTGCTATGCGAAACGTGGGCGACGTTCCTTGAAGCGGTCAAGAATGTGCGTTCGAAAGGTATTTTGGTCATTGGTCGGCACGGGGAACCGGTGCGAAACCCTTACTTGCGCGTGGTGAACGAATCGACGCATGCACTGACCCGCCTGTTCGCCGAGTTCGGCATGACGCCATCGAGTCGCACCCGAGTCACCAGCACGGGGCGCAAACCGAGTGGCGGCGGTAGCGTTTATGATCGACCGTGAAATCGAAATACGCCGCGACTGCTAAACGGTACGCGAAGGAAATCGCATCGGGCAAACGTGTAGCCGGTGAATTCGTCAAACTCGCGTGCGCCCGCTACCTCAAAGACCTCGGTCGCTCCGAAATTTATTTCGATGAAGCGGCGGCGGATCGACGTTGCTGGTGGGCTGAAACCCACTACCACATCAAAGGCGCATGGGCGCAGCGCAACGAACACATCAAACTGGAAGCGTGGGAGGTGTGGATCCTCTGCGCCATCTTCGGATTCAAACGGCACAAAGGCGGCCCGCGACGATTCAATGAAGCCTACATCCGGGTCGCTCGCAAGAACGGCAAGTCGGTAATCGGCGCGCTGATCGGGCTGTCGATGTTCGTGGACGATGAAGAATTCGGTGCAGAGGTGTACTCGGGCGCAACATCGGAAAAGCAGGCTTGGGAAGTGTTCGGGCCGGCGCGATTGATGGCAAAACGGAACGAGGAATTCGCGAAGCACTACGGCATCGACGTGAACGCGAAGAACCTGAATTGTGCCGCCGACAACAGCAAATTCGAACCAGTGATCGGGAACCCGGGCGACGGCGCGTCGCCGCATTGCGCGATCATCGATGAATTCCACGAACACAGCACTTGGTCGCAGTACTCGACGTTCAAAAACGGCATGGGCGCGCGCGAACAACCACTGCTGCTGATCATCACCACTGCCGGATCGAACATCGCCTCGCCGTGCTTCGAGAAAGACGACGAGATCAAGAAGATTCTTCAAGGCGTTCAACGCGGGGACGACGTGTTCGGCGTCATCTATGCGGCTGATCCCGAGGACGATTGGACCAGCGTCACGGCCATGAAGAAAGCCAACCCGAACCTTGGCATCAGCGTATCGCGTCACTACCTCGATTCGTTGTTGGAAGGCGCGCGGCGCACGCCGTCTGCCGAAGCGGCATACAAGACCAAAAATCTCAACCAATGGGTCGCGAGCGGGAAAGCATTCCTGAACACGCTGCAATGGGCTGCATGCGGCGATGCGCGTCTGCAACTGGAGGACTTCGAGGGCAAGGATTGCATCTTCGGCGTTGACCTTGCATCGCGGGTGGATGTGGTCGCACTCATGCGGGTGTTCTATGAACCCGGCCCAGACGGCAACATGATCTACACGTGGTTCCCGCGCTTTTGGTTGCCGGAGAACCGACTCGCCGATGATCCGACTGGACAGTACGCGGCATTTTTCGCCAATGGATTCGTTGAGACGCACAGCGAAGATGAGATCGACTTCGCGGCTTTGCGCAACTCGATCAAGGAGGAAGCGGATCGATTCTCGCCCACCGAAATCGCATTCGACCCGTGGCGCGCGGCGGGCCTTGAGCAGGAACTGAGCAATGAAGGCTTCACGATGGTGAAGATTCCGCAGACAATTGCGCAGTTCACCGACCCGATGAACGAGTTGCAGGCGGCGGTGTTCTCGCAAAGGCTACGGCATCCGAACAACGCGATGCTCAACTGGATGGCTGCGAATTTGGTCGCCAAAGAGGATACTAACGGGAACAAGAAACCCCGCCGCGAAATCGCGAGGAACAAGATCGACGGAATGATAGCGGGCCTCATGGCGATGAATCGCGCGATGGCGCAAGGGAGCGGTGGCAACGTGACAGGCAGGCTCAGAGTCGTATGAAATGGCCGTGGCAGACCCAGCCGAAAGGGCAACTGGTCGAGGTCATGGAGACGAAGGGCAACGTCGAGCAGTTCATGCTCTCGTTGATGCAGTACGCCACCAACGTATCTGGCATCAGCGTAACGCCCGACAATTGCGAGCAGTCCCCGACGATGAAAGCCATCGTAACGGCGGTCACGCGCCGCTTTGCGATCACTCCGGTCCACGTCTACAAGACCAGCGTGAGCAACGGTCGAAGCTCGAAAGAGATTCAGTTGAGCCACCCCGTCGAGCGACTCTTGCGCTACCCGAATGAGGTGCAAAGTCCCGCCGAGTATTGGAGCGATGCCTCGTCGAGCTTCCTGCGGATGGGGAATTACTACGCCTACAAAGGGCAAGGCGTGACCGGCCCGATTCGTTTGCTCGATCCGATGGTTGGGTCACAGGTCAGCGTGAAGCAGGACTTGGACACGCGCGCCATCGTGTACAACTACAACTCGAAGGACTACCCGAAATCCAAGATCCACCACGTTCGCGGGCCGGCGAGGAATTACTACAAGGGAGATTCCACTGTCGAGGACAACGCTTTGGCGATTGGACTTGAGATTGCCGCCGAAAAGTTTGGCGCAGCGTTCTTCGGCAACGGTGCCATGCCATCGATCCTGTTCAAAGTCATGGACGGCTTCAAAGGGTTCAAGACCGAACTGGAGGAAAAGCAATTCCTCGCCGACTGGAAAGCGGCGGTGGGCGGCAACAAGCAGTGGTCGGCTGCGATGCTGCCCAAAGGCATTGACGCATCGCCGGTCCAAATCGAGAACGACAAGGCGCAGTTCATCGAGACTCGCAAACTGATCCGCACCGTGATCGCGGGTGCATTCGGAGTACCGCCACATCTGGTGGGCGATCTTGAGCGCGGCACGTTCAACAACGTGGAGCAGCAGGATCAGGACTTCACCATCAACGTGGTGCTGCCCATCATGCGAATGTTCGAATCGGCGATGGAACGCGACTTGCTCACGCAGGCGGATCGCAACTCGGGCATCGTGATCCGCTTCAACGTGGATGCAGTGCAGCGCGGGGACTTCAAAACTCGACAGGAAGGCAATGCGCTGCGCCGACAATGGGGCGTGATCTCGGCGAACGAATGGCGCGAGAACGACGGACTGAATCCAATCTCGGACGAGGACGGCGGCGACGATTACATCAGGCCGCTCAACTTCGGCGAATCGGGAGACGAGCCTGTAAACTCGCCGACGGGACACACTCCACCGGGTAACTCCCCGGCAGACAACACAGACCCAGAGGATGCAACGCCATGAAGCTCAACGCTCCCTTCGAAGTGAAAGCGGCGCAGGGTAAGACGATCACCGGACACGGCTCGACGTTCGGCAACGTTGACCTTGGCGGTGACATCGTGATGCCCGGCGCGTTTCGGTCGTCGCTGAAATCGAAGATGCCCGCGATGCTGTGGCAGCACGATCACACGCAAATCCCCGGCATCTGGACCGATGTCGCCGAGGACGATGATGGGTTGGCGATGTCGGGCGATCTTGCCGATACAACGCTGGGTCGTGATGTGCTGACGCTCGCGAAAATGCGCGCATTCAGCGGCATGTCGATTGGCGGCATGATCGCCGAGGACGGCTTCAGCTTCGACAAGAAGGGCAATCGACTGATCCATGAATTCGATCTGTGGGAAGTGTCGCTGGTCACGTTCCCGATGAACCCGCAAGCCACCGTGGCGGCTGTGAAGTCGATATGGGACACGCCGCGCGCGCTGGAGCACCACTTGAAATCGGTAGGATGTTCAAACAGAATTGCCCGTGAACTCGTACACGATCTGATGGGGAAATCCGACGCGAGGCCGGATGACGATCCCGAGCAACGTGAGGTTGATGAGGACGTGAGTGCCGCCGTCGAACAGACGGTTCAGCAAATCATCGCCGCAACCATGCGCAGCGTAAGGAGTCAAACGACATGAACCCGATCCTCGAAGAAATCAAGAACATCGGTGAAGCCACCGCTGAGTTCCAGAAGGTGAACGACGCGCGTCTGGCGGAAATCGAAAAGGGCAATCACGCCAAAGCGGCAGAACTGGATTCGAAGCTCGCTCGCATCGAAACCACGCTGTCCGCCGCCATCGCCGCCAAGAAGGACTACGAGCGGGAATTCGAAGCGCAGAAAACGCGCATCGAACTGCTCGAAGCTCTGTCGGAGCGTCCGAAAGGCAACGCCGAAGAACAGACCAAGCAGAAGTACAACAACGCCTTCCTCGCGGCGTTGCGCAAGGGGTTCAAGAATCCGAACCTCAATGCCGACCTCGAAAAGATCGCCGAGGAATACAAGCTGATCAACAAGGACGTGACGATCGGATCCACCATCGGTGGTGGCTTCGGTCTGCCGAAGGAAATCGGGATGGCGATTGAAACGCTGATCCTGAAGTTCTCGGAAGTCGCGGCCAGCGTGAAGTCGATCCAAGTCGGCACGAGCGACTACCAAGAACTGGTGTCTATTCACGGTTCGACCGCTGCGTGGTTGTCGGAAACGGGCGACCGCACCAGCGGCACGACCGGCACGCCGAACCTGCGCAACATCAAGCCGACGTGGGGCGAACTGTGTGCGTACCCGAAGATCAGCGAGTGGGCATTGCAGGACATGCAATTCAATGCCGCCGACTGGATTCGGGACGACGTGGCGCAGGACTTCGCAATCCTGCTCTCGACGGCGATCTGGAACGGCAACGGTAGCGCCAAGCCGACCGGCATGGCGAACACCGCACCGGTGGCAACGGACGACTATGCGTCGCCAATGCGGGCCGCTGCGGCGTTCGAGTTCCACGCAGCCGGCGTGTCGGGCTATTCGCCTGTCACCGCATGGAAGGGCGATGCGCTGATCGATCTGCAGTATCTGCTGCGCCCGGGTTATCGCACCAACGCGAAGTGGGCGATGAACACGAACGCGCAAGGCTACGTGCGCAAGCTGAAGGACACCACGGGCCAATACCTGTGGCAGCCGAGTTTGCAAGCGGGTCAGCCGGATCTGCTGCTCGGTCGTCCGGTGATCACGTGGGAGGACATGGGCGCGCCGCAAACGCTCAACGCCCTGCCCGTGGCATACGGTGACTTCAGTCGTGGGTATCTGCTCACGTATCGCACCGAACTGCTGATGAACAACGAGAACATCACCACCCCCGGTTACGTGAAATTTTACGTCCGGCGTCGGTACGGCGGCATGCC